GCGCCTTCGGCGGCGTGGTGGTGTCGCCCAGCTTCACCCCGGTGGTGGTGCCGAAACCAATGGTCGGTACATCGCCCTTGACGGGGATCACTGCACGGTCGGTGTAGCCCTCGTGCAGCACGATGCCGACCAGGGCGGCGGCGGACAGCGTCAGCCCGGCCACTGTCCTGCGTATCACGGGTGATGTTGACCGGGTCATCGGTGCATCTCCGGCTGCGCCACGATGCGAGCCACGGTTGCGCCGATGCTGGCGGCAAAGGCCAGTAGCACAAACGCGCCGCGCGGCAGCACGTCACCGAACAGCGGCACCACCACTTCCGCAGCCGTGAAGGCAGCGGCCAGCAGCGAGAAGCGAATGCTCCAGGCACGTCGCAACACGCGCCGCCAGTCGTCAAGAAGGCAGATCTTCGGCTTGGCGGTCATTGCACGCCTCCCATCAGCTTCAACTTGATGGCGGCCCCCACCAGCAGAGCGGCCAGGATGCCGGTGGTCACGACCTTGATGGTGGTCTGCCACGCCGTTCGGCGGGCATCGCGCCACGCTTCCAGCAGATCGCGCAGTTCGCGGATGTCCTTCGCGGCACTGCCGTTCTCCAGCCCGAGATGGGCAAGGCAACGCTCGGCTCCGCGTTCGGCGGCACGGTCGAGCAGTTCGTCGAAGTCCTCCTTGCGCAACAGCAGCATGTTCTCGACGAGCACCGCCGGCGGCGGTGCTTGCTCGTCGGCGATTTCGGTTTCAGGATTCATGGCTTTCACCTTCTTGTGACCTCGCCCCCCGTCGATCAAGGGGTGGCCAGGCTTGTTTTGCACATCAGCTGCAACGCATGGCGCCTTGACTGCGGCTCGATCACCGAATCGATGCCGTAGATCCGGCCATCGAACAGAACCCGCATCTGGGAAGTGACGCCGGGCCGGTAGCGCATCCGGATACGCACCGTGGTCTGCGACTGGAGCGCCATCGCCGCAAGGAACTCCCGCCCCTGGAGCGGCTCCACCGAGGCCCAGACATCGGCCCAGTGCGTCCAGGTGTAGATCGGCTGGCCCCAATCGTCCTGGGTCATTTCGTAATTCTGGATCTCGATGCGGTGGCGCAGGCGCCCGGCTGGCAGACTCAGCATCGCGGCACGCACCAGGGATCGAGCAAGGCGTCGGCAAATCCGCGCGGCAGCTCCGAAGCGGTGCCTGACACCAGTGCCTCGCGCTGCTCGTACCAAGTGCCAATGCGCAGCAGCATCCACTGCCGGATGGATGACGGAACTGCCTGCGCATTGCCAAACCCGCAGATCACGGTCACCGTGGCCGCTTGCGGCGTGGTCAAGGTCGGCGGCCAGCGCCCATCCAGGGTGTAGGCCGACGCACTGGTGAGGCTCTGGATCGGCAGCAATCCCTCCAGTCCGCCTCGCTCGCCCGCCGCCAATTCCAACTCCCAGGTCTGGGTGATCAGCCTTTGGCCCGTGAGGAACTCGACCTGCTCGCGGGCCGCACTGATGAGCGCCGTGATCAAGGCATCGTCGTCATTCAGATCGACCCGCAGGTGAAGCTTGGCCTCGGCCAGCGTCAGCGGCTCGCCCGCAGGTGGCACCGTCAGGCTTGCCCGCATCACGTTGCCTGCTGCAAGGCCTTGACCGCCCCGCCCACGTCGATCAGATTGCCGTCGTGGCGCGAGAACGCCAGGAAGCCCACCTGTCCTTTCTCGGTGTACTTGGAGTCGGTGAGCCGGAACAGGGACACGGCCAGCACATCGCGGATCAGGTATTTGGAGAAATCCCCGAATAGCACCGCCTTGGCCTCGGAGGCCAGCACCGGAACGTGCTGGTTGATGGTGTAGGCGTAGCCCAGCACGGTGTCGGGTTCACGCACCGCCACGCCCGGCAGCCACAGCGGACGCTTTTGGTCGTCCTTGAGCTTCTTGATCGCCTTGAGCGTGCTGTCGTGGAACATGAAGCGGCAACGCCCCGCCTGCCGGTAGGCTGGATCGACGCTGTGCTCCAGGTCGATCAGTTCATCGAAGGTGATGGCCGCAGCGTTCGCAGCGGTCGCCCCGACACTGGCCGCTGTCACGACGCCGGTCGGCTGGCCCACGCCGGTGCCCACGGTGAAGTGCCGGTTGGTGATGCGCGCAATGCGCTGGGCCAGGCGCTGGTTGATGTGCGCCTCCAGATCGATCACCGCGTCCTGCAGCAATTCGAAGGGCACCGCCACCGACTTGGAGCTGTACTTGTAGGCCCCGATGGACTTCACACCGAAGGTGAAGTCCTGCGCCGTGACCGACTGGTTCTCGCCCACGATCTCGCCCTCCTCGGCGGTGGCATTGGTGGTCGGGTAGTTGATCGGGTTGCCGCTGGCCGTGGGCAAGGTGGTGGCCACCTCGCGCATGCCGCCAAACGCCGCCATTGCCTCGATCAGCTGCCGCGCCACGTCCGTGGGCACCAGATAGCCACCCTCGGCCGGCACCGTAGTACCCATGCTCGCCTGGATGCTGGCCGCCTTGCGGGCCACCGCTTGCTGCTGCTCGTAGCTCAAGGCGTTAATGCCGCCGCGCAGCCAGGCCACAAAGATGGCCTTCTCCTGCTGCAGCTGGTGGGCTGCTTCGTCGGTCGACACCCCGCGCTCGTCGCTGCGGCGTTCGGTGGCGGCATGGTTTTGTGCGTCCAGGTCATAGGCCTTTTGCTGGCGCGCAATCTGGGCATCGAGCCGGTCGATGTCGGCGACCAGGCGGTCGTACTGTTGTTGCTGGGCGTCCTGCCACTGATCGCCAGGGTGCTGGTCGACGAGGTTGCGCAGGGTCTTGGCATGGTGGGCGCGCTCTTCGCGCAGAGATTGGATGCTCATGGCTTTTCTCCGGTGATGCAGACGTAAAAAAGCCGCCGGAGAGATCTCGGGCGGCGGTAAGGAACAGGACGGGAAATCGATAGGTACAGGTCGCTGGCTCAGGCGCAGCGCTCGATCACGGCCAGGCGCCGCCATCGCTCACGCGCGTCACCCGCAGGGGAAGCACGCGGCTGCAGGAGCGGCGCGTCCGCGTAGGCCGAGAGATTCCAGCGCTGCTGCGCTGCGGCCTCGGTACTCGCAGTGCCGGGTTCGGCCACGCGATCCACCAGGCCCACCGCCAGCGCTTCCTGCGCGGTGAACCAGGTCTCCGCATCCATCCAGCGCTGGACGGTGGCGGGGTTTTGGCCGCTCTTGCGCTGGTAATCGGCGGCGATGCTGGCGTCGATCTTCTCCAACGTGAGGGCCATCTCCAGCAGGTCGTGGCGGTTGCCCAGCACCACGCCCCAGGCGTTGTGGATCATGAGGAAGGCGCCGTCGCTGATTTCGACCTCGTCGGCGGCCAGCGCCACGTAGGACGCGGCCGAGGCGGCCAGACCATCGATGTGGGCGACGATGCGCGCCGGGTGCGCGCGCAAAGCGGTGGCCATCGCGCGGGCGTCGAACACGTCGCCTCCCGGAGAGTTGACGCGCAGATGGATCACCGGCGCTTCAATTGCTGCCACATCCTGGGCGAAGCGCGCCGCATCGACCCCGCCCCAGGCGTCGGCACCGATCACGTCGTACAGCCAAAGGGTGGCATCGCCCTCTTTCTCGTTGGCCTGACAGGCGTAGCGCCGGGGCGTGTGGGCGTTGTCACGCAGCAGTTGCTGTAGTCGGTTCATCGGTTTGCGTCGTGGGTGGGGCATCATGGAAGTCCTTGGGTTGGGCCAGGTGGTCACCACCGGCCAGCGGCGGGAGGTTTTCCAGCTGGCGGATTTCGTTGGGGGTCATCCAGGCGGGGTTTTGCGTGCCGCCCAGCGCCCGGGTGTAGTACTCGGCGCGGGCCTTGGAGTCCCCGCGCAGCAGGCCCTCGACGTTGAACTCGACGAACAGCCGCTCGGTGCGGAAACACTTGCGGTTGATCTCCTGCTCGATGCGGTTGAGGTGCGGCGCCAGCGTGTACTGCACGAAGCCGATGCCTTGCTGCTCGATGCCCGAACCCCAGGAGGTGGACTTATCCGTCTCGCCTACCATGTGCGGCGGCACGCCAAAGGCGCGGGCGATGTCGGCCACCTGGAAGCGCCGCGCTTCGATCAGCTGCGAGTCCTGCGCCGAGAGCGTGACCTCCTTCAAGTCCGTGCCTTCGGTCAGCACGATGGGGAGACTTGCGTTGTGCGCGCCGCCGTACTTGCTGGCCCAGATGCGGCGCAGGTTGTCGATCTGCTCCTGGGTCATCTTGCCGGGCACCTTGAGCGCCACGTCCGGATGCGCGCCACTGGCGAAGAAGCGTGAGCTGAAGGCTTCGGCCGCCAGCGCCAAGCCAATCGCCTCCCGGGCGGCGTGGCGAATCACGCTCATGCCCCGGGTGCCGTCAAAGCCAAAGCCCGGGATGTGCAGGATGTCGTCTTGGTCGCGCCCCAGCCACTGGCCATCGCGGAAGAACTCGTAACGCAACCGGCCGCTCACGTTGCGGATGCCGACGGCGCGGCTGTCCAGGGGAATGAGCCCTCGGATCGCCCCGCCCCGACCGCGTTCGATCTCGGCCAGGGCGTCGCCCGAGAGCAGCATCTGGGCCAGTAGGTATTCCCAGAACACCGCCGCCGATACCGTGGGGCACGGCTGCTCGTTCAGCAACCACCACAGATCATTGCGCACACGCTCTCGACCGTCATCGGTGCGCCGGTAGACGGCCAGCGGCAGGCTGGCGATGGCCCCGGCGATCAGGCGCACGCAGGCATAGACGGCCGTGACGCGCATCGCCGAGGCTTCGTTGACCGCCACGCCCGAGGCGGCGGGGCTACCGGCGAGCAGCTCGTAGAGCTCGGCGCTGCCCAGGGAAAGAGAATTGTTGACGGCAGGTGTCACGTCGTGGCCGCCCCGCAGGCGTTTGAAGAGGCTGCGAAGATTCATAGCGCCACAAATCCCTGTTCGATGAAGCCGCTGTCGCCGTTGTCCAGCAGCAGCCGGTTGAGCGCCATCAGCACCGCGATCACGCCGTCGATCTTGTTCTCTGGGCGCTCCTTGCGCGGGTAGATGTTGTCCTTGGCGTCGCGGTGGCAGACCACGTTGCTGACCATCCAGGTGAGCACCGGGTCGCCGTCGAACGCCCACTTGCCCTGCAAGACCAGGGCCTCGAGCTGCTTCATCGGCTCGGAGAAGTTCAGCACCGTGGGGCGCACCTCGATCATGGGCAGGCCCTCGGCCAGCATCCGGGTGGAGAACTGCGTGGCCTGGAAGGGATCGAAGGCCACGGCCTTGATCTCGAAACGGGCGGCGGCGTCCAGCAGTTCCGCCTCGATGAGCCCGAAGTCGGTCACATTTCCCGGCGTGGCCAGCAGGCGGCCCGCTTGCATCCACCCCTGGTACTGGCTGTTGGCGGCCGCAAACACCGTGTCTTCGGGCAGGAAGTGGCGTACGAATCCCACCACCTGGCCGTCCCGCTCGAAGAGGAGCGCCGTCGAGGCGATGTCCACCTTGCTGGCCAGATCGATGCCAATCCAGCAGGGCTGGCCCTCGAAGTCGTCCGGACTCAGGCGGCTGTCGGCGCAGCGCTCCCAGGCCCGGATGTCCATCCAGGCGGTGTCCACGGTCACCCAGTCGTTGCAGTGCTTGGTGCGGAAATTGTTGGTGGCCGAGGGCAGCTGCAGCGCCTTGGCCTGCAAGGGCAGGATGACCTCCGGGCGCACCGAGATGCCCCAGTTGGGGTTGGCCTTAAGCAAGGCCTCCTCCGTGCCCCAGTCGTCGCCGTCGTCCAGGCCGTAGATGATGCCGAACTGGCTGTCGTCCTCAACCTGACCGCCCAGCACGCGGGTGACGAAGCTGCGCGCCTCGTAGCAAATGCCCGCTCGATCCGATCCTGCCGTGGTGATCACCCACAGCAGGGAGTTGTCGCGCTTGCCGGTGCCGGTCTCCACCACGTCGTAGACGGTGCGCGTCTTGTGGGCGTGCAGCTCGTCGATGCAGCCGAAGTGGATGTTCAGGCCGTCCAGCGTCGAGCCCTCGGCCGACAGGGCCTCGAATTTGGCGGCTGCGTTCAGCACGTGGATGTTGTGCGCGCCCACGGTGACGCCGTAGCGGGTTCTGAACCCCGACGATTTGCGCGCCATCTGCTGCGCGTCACCGAACACGATGCGGGCCTGGTCGCGCGTGGTGGCCAGGGAATAGCATTCCGCGCCGCCCTCGCCATCGGCGGTGAGCATGTACAGACCCACGGCGGATGACAGCGTGGACTTCGCGTTGCCGCGCGGCACCTCGATGTAGACGCGCCGAAAGCGCCGCCGGCCATCGCGTTTGACCCAGCCGAAGATGGTGCTGAGGATGAACACCTGCCAGGGCTCGAGCGTGATGGGCGTGCCGGCCAGCGGCCCCTTGATGTGCGGCAAGAGCTCGACGAAGGCGCACAGGTTGTCGGCGGGCCGGTACTGGCGGCCCATGGCATCGGTGAGCACCGGGTTGAACCGGTAAGGCGAGGCGCGCCCCTTGAAGCGCGCCAGGTCATGAAGTTGTCGCTGGCAGGCCAGACGCACCCATTGGCAGGCGGGGATGTCTCCCGCGACCACGGCTTGGGCGTAGCGCTGGGCCACGGCGGTGTAACTGCGCTGCGCCATCAGCCGCCCCCTGCAATCGCGCCCCAGGGGTCGTCGGCCACGATGGCATCGCGCTTGACCACCACGCGTGAGCGCGAGGCGGGCGTGAAGCCCATCTCGGCGGCGGCCTTGAGCATGATCTGCGCCTGGCGGTTGACGATGGCCAGGTACGGCGACTGCATCGGCACGCCGGTGTTCGGCGCCTTGATCAACATCCCGGTGCGTGCGAGTTTTGCGCTGGCCTCCTGGTACAGGTCGAAGGCCACCACCCAGACGGCGAACACCGAGGCATCGACGTCCTTGAGCAGGCCCGGCGGCGAGAGCTCGACGACTTCCCGCCAGGTGGCCTGCTGGCGCTCGGTCAGCCACGCGGGCGGAGCCGCCAGGTCGGTGCGCGGCTGCGGTTCGTGGGCGTTGAGTGCGCGTTTACCGGGGTTGCCAGCGATCAGTTTCAAAGCAGTGGGTTTGGGCTTGCGGCCTCGCATAGGGATATCTAGGTGCCCAGGGGGAATCCCCCCGGTCACAAATTCGCGGAAACAAAAAAATGAGGGACCGCGCGGACACGGGCCCGGCGGCGCTGAAGTTCGCCTCCCCCCTGTCCCGAGGGGTCACGGGCAGTTATCGGCGCGGGTTGCCGAAGCCGCCGTCCTCACGGGCCGTCTTGGCCCCGTGGCAGGAGGCGCACAGCGGCTGCAGGTTGCTGCGCTCGTTGTTCATGGCGTTGCCGTCGGCGTGGTCAACGACCGTGGCCAGCCGCACCCGGCGCGACTGCGCGCACCGCACGCACAGGGGTTGCTCGCGCAAGACCTCGGCACGCAGGGCCCGCCAGCGCGCATCGCCGGTGTGCCAGGCCCGACGGGTCTGACGGGCCTTGGCCCGGGCGGTGTTGTCCCACTGGCGCAGATCGCCTTGGTGGCGAGGGCAGTAACCACTGCCGTCCTCCACCAGCGCGGCGCAGCCAGGGTGGCGACAGGGCAAGGGAGCGGATCGGGGCATGACATCTTTGTTGCGCAAGGGCGGACAGAACGCTTGGCTTTGATCAGGAACAGCGCGTTCATCACGTCACCCGATCAACCACCCTGCAAGGAGCAGCAAATGACCACGACCCAACTCACCCCGGCCCAGCACGCCATCCTGGCCAAGGCCATCAATACCAGCGGCGGCAAGATCGACTGGTTTCCCGACCACGTCAAAGGCGGCGCGCGCAAGAAGGTGCTCGACGGCCTGTTCAACCGCGCCCTGATCACGCCCGATAGCGAGGGCTGGCGCGTCGCCGCCGAGGGCTATGACGCCCTGGGAATGGCACGCCCCGCGCCCACTGTTGCGCCACAGGCCGCACCCGAGGCGACAGTTGACACCTCGGCCCCAGACCCAGACCTCGAGGCCGACGTGGCCGCGTGTGAGGCCCAGTGGGCCAAAGAAACCAAGCCTCGCACCCGCGAGAACAGCAAGCAGGCTGAAGTCATCCGGATGCTTCAACGTCCCGAGGGCGCAACCATCGGCCAGATCTGCGCCGCCACCGGTTGGCAGGCGCACACAGTGCGCGGCACCTTCGCCGGGGCCTTCAAGAAAAAGCTGGGCCTGACCATCGTGTCGGACAAACCGCAAGGCGGCGAACGTGTGTACCGTATCGCCTGATCAAAAAGATCGAGAAATAGGCCAAGCAGCGCTTGGCTTCTCAATCGAACAGCGCGTTACTACGGGTGTCGCAACGATCAACCCGAAGGAGCAGCCACCATGACCACCAACCAGATCCCCTCCACCCAGAACGACAACTGGGGCTTTTGGGGCACGATGAACGAGCACGCCAGCGCGGCATGGCCCCTGGCGATGGTCGCCATCTCGGACGCCACCAGCCAGCCCCTCGAATCGGTGAGAATCTTCCTCGACAGCCGCCACGGTCGCCACTTTGCCGACGACGTCCAGAACGGGCTTTACGAGGGCAAGGCCCTGGCGGACGCAATCAACGCCGCCACCCAGCGTTGGATGGGCTGGACGATTGGCCGCCAGACCAGCAAGCAGTACGGCATCCCGCGCGGCCTGCCTTACCTGACGGGCTTTGTGATTCACTGCGAGATCGCCGAAGAATCGCTGGCCGCCTGATCAAGCGCCGCGCCATCCGCCTCGCGGGTGGCCTGCTTGCCGGTGAACTCCTCCCACCGGCGCACGATCACGTCGACGTACTTGGGGTCGAGTTCGATCAGCCGCGCAACGCGCCCTGACTTTTCCGCTGCGATCAGCGTCGTGCCAGAGCCACCGAAGGGATCGAGCACCACGTTGCCAGGGCGGCTCGAATTGCGGATCGTGCGCTCGACCAATTCCACTGGCTTCATCGTCGGGTGCAAGTCGTTCTTCTGCGGCTTCTTGATGTTCCAGACATCCCCCTGGTCGCGGTCACCACACCAGTGGCGTGTCGCCCCCTCGGGCCATCCGTAGAGGATAGGCTCGTACTGGCGCTGGTAGTCGGCGCGCCCCAGGGTGAAAGTGTTCTTCGCCCAGATGATGAAGGTCGACCACTTGCCACCGGCGGCGCGGAATGCGGCCTGCAGCACATCCAGTTCGCTGGACGACATCGCCACGTAGATCCCGCCCCGGCAATGCGACACGATGGACGTTAGTGCCGCCAGCAGGAAGTCGTAGAACCCGTCGCCCAGGTTGTCGTTCAGGATCGCGCGATCCTTGCCGCGCATCTTGTCTTTGGCGCTGTTGGCGTAGTTGACGTTGTACGGCGGGTCTGTGAAAACCATGTCCGCCTGCTCACCTTGCAGCAAAGCGTCGTAGCTGGCGGCCACGGTGGCGTCGCCGCACAGCAGTCGGTGCGGGCCCATTATCCAGATGTCGCCCGGACGCGAGATGGGTGTCTCGCTGACCTCGGGCACTTCGTCGTCATCGGTCAAGCCACCGCGATCTTCTTCGCCCGGGGCCAACAGGTCTTGCAACTCCGCATCGCCAAAGCCCAACAGGCCCAGATCGATGTCCATCAGTTGCAACTCGCCCAGCTCCAGTCGCAGCAGTTCCGTATCCCAGCCCGCGTTCTCGGCCAGGCGGTTGTCGGCCAGAACGTAGGCACGACGCTGTGTGTCGTTCAGGTGGGCCAGTTCGATCACCGGCACTTCGTCGAAGCCCAGTTGCCGCGCCGCCAACAGCCGACCGTGGCCTGCGATGACGCCGTTATGGCCATCGACCAGGATTGGGTTTGTCCAGCCAAACTCCCGGATACTGGCGGCGATCTGTGCGATCTGCTCGGGCGAATGGGTTCGTGCGTTGCGGATATAGGGGATCAGGGCACTAACCTGGCGCCTCTGAATGTGCAGATCGTTCATGCCTGCACCTCGCGCTCGATCGCCACCTCGGCCCAGTCCTGGCCGGTCGCGTCCAGGGTGATGGGGGTGTCGGCCCACAAGCGCCGAAACCGCTCCACTGCCACATCGACGTAGCCGGTGGCCAACTCGACGCCGCGCAACACCCGCCCGGTGCGCTGGGCAGCGATTAGGCTGCTGCCGGAACCGCAGAAAGGCTCGAAGCAGATCTCACCCACATCGCTGTATGCCGCCAGGATGTGCTCGGGCAAGGCGACCGGGAACACGGCCGGATGGTCGATACCTTCACCGATTTTCCCCTTTTGCCGCATGATCCGAATCACAGCGTCGGGGATGCGCGTGCCCTGCGTAGGCTGGCCCGCGTGGGTCCAGCCGCCAATCTCGCCATTGGCCTTGCGCATGGCGGTGGAGCTTCCATCGGCACGCAGGTGGGTTTCCTGACCAGCCCATTTGCAGGGGACAGTCTTGTGCGGTCGCCGCGTCTGCCGATTGAAGTGGAAGATGAACTCAAAGCTCGGGGCCAGCCGTCCGTTCCAGTCGCCCGGCATCCCCGGCCCCTGATCCCAGACGTACCAGGCAAAACGCCGCCAGCCCTGGGTGCGCATCCAGGCCAGCCAGCCATCCCAATACGCGATGAACTCGTTGTCGCGGTGGATCAAGCCGAGGTTGACCAGCACCTGGCCATCGTCCCGCATGGGCAGTGCTGCGCAGACGCGTTGCATCAACGTGTCCCAGTCCCCGATCCCGCCAGTGGTGTAGTGCCGCTGGTTGGCGTAGGGCGGACTGGTGAAGCACAGTGCGGCCTGCCCACCTTGCATCAGGGCAGCGACCAGTGAGGGATCGCCTGCATCACCGCAGGCCACGCGGTGCGGCCCGATGCACCAGATGTCGCCCAGGCGGGTGACGGCCCGCAGAGGTGGCTCGGGCACATCCTCGGCTTCGGACGATGAAGGTGGATCGCTCACTTGCGACTCGAGCAAGGAGGCGATCTCGGCCGCCTCGAAGCCGGTCAGTTCCAGATCGAAGCCCTGCGCCTCAAGGTCGGCCAACTCCAGCGCCAGCAGTTCCGCGTCCCAGCCGCCCCGTTCGGTGAGCTTGTTCTCGGCCAGAATGAAGGCGCGTTTCTGGGCTGCACTGAGGTGGGCCAGCTCGATTACTGGCACGTCGGCCAGGCCCAGCACGCGCGCGGCCAGCACGCGGCCGTGACCGGCGATGATGCCGCTGTCCCCATCAACGAGGATCGGGTTGTTAAAGCCAAACTCGCGGATGCTGGCCGCGATCTGGGCCACCTGTGCCTCGGAGTGCGTGCGCGCATTGCGGGCGTAGGGAATCAGAGCATCCAGAGGGCGCTGTTCGATGTGCATCAAGGCTTGAATCACCATGAAAAAACCCGCCGCAGGCCAGGCCTGGGCGGGTTCGGGATGTGGGTGAGTAGGTCAGCGGCGGGGTGCTTGCCCTGTTCGCACCGCTGTCCAGAAGATAGCTCAAATACTACCCCCGACCGGACTGATTTGTTGCAGGCTCCGCGCCTTTCAAAAAGGACAATCGAGGCAAACAGCGGACAAACGCGGCAAGCATTACCCTGCTTGGCCTACGATTTTGGAGGACGCGCGGACGCCTTCGCTGTTGAGCTGTTCAGCGACGATCTCCAGCGCCCGCTGCCAGCGCCGCCACGCCGTCGTGCGGTCGCAGGCAAAGCGGACCGTGATGTCCCGCCAGCCGTAGCGCTTGGCCCGCATCCACACGAGGTGACGCTGCTCGACCTCCAGCCACTGCACCCAGCGCATCGTCTCCAGCATCCGGTCGATGTCCTTAGGACTTGGCAGGCATGGCCGGTAAACCGTCTCGTCGGCGCACAAGCTCTCCCACTCCTTGCGCATGATGGCAGGCCAGCTATTGAAGTAGCCCTGCACACGCACCGGTGGGAGGCGCCGTCCGGTGCTGGCGGCTTCCTCGAGGCGCGCCGCCACGTCCTCAATTGTCCAGTCGCTGCGAATCACGTCACACCTCCTGCCCAACGTCGTGGTGCTGGATGGCCCAATACAGCAAGGCCAGGGCATCGGCCTCGTTGTCGTCAGCGGGTGCGTGGCCACGGGCACGGGCGACTGCGATGACGTCCTCCTTGCCTGCATTGCCCTTGCCAGTGGCATGCTTCTTGATCGTGCCGACCGGCACGCCCTGGTACGGGATCTGGTGGTGCTCGCACCACGCCGTGAGCGTGGCGAGAAAGCCGCCGTAGGCGTGCGCCGCGTCGGTCGAGACGTGACGCCGCACCTCCTCGAAGTGCAGCGCGTCGATGCCGTCGGCCACGGCCTTCAGTTCCGTGAGCCAGCGCTTGAATCGCAGGAAGCGCATTCCGCCGCCTTCGAAGCGCTGCGGCCGGAAGCTCTCCGAGCCGCTCGTGATGTGGCCGTCGCTGCCGCGCAGTGCCCAGCCGGTGGTGGTGCCCAGATCAAGGGCGAGGATGGTCGTGGTCATGGTGTCAGTCCTTATCCGGTGCAGATCTGACGCAGCTGACACTTCGTGACGAAACTCTCCATGAGGCGCGCGCGCACGCGCACGCGTAGGGGTTACGACAAACTGCGTCAGCTGCGTCAGACTGCTTGGTTTTAATGGGATCAGTCGTCCGCGTAGGGGGTGTAGGCAGGGGTCGGCGGGTGCTTGAGGCCAATGCCCTGAAACCCGCGCACACCCATTCCGTTGCGCCATTTGTCCAACCCGCGCGTGATGAGCAGATCGGAAAAGCGGCGTTGTGCGCCGACAAACTCGCCAGAGGCTTCAGCCCACTGCTTCCAGTCGTTGAACAACTCGGCGGTCAATGACTTGGCGTTGGGTTCACGCACGCAGCGCTCATCGAGCCAGCGGCCCAGGGCGTCCTCAGCTTCGAAATACTCCTCCGTCGCGTCCACCACGCGCTGCGGTGGAGAGAGTCGTCCGTGGCGCTGCCAGTCGAGACAGCCCTGCACGGCCCACGCGAGGATGCCGTCACGTTCGGCCAGGAGCTTCTGTTGCAGGTTCTTGTCGCGGCGCTCGGGCGGCACGGTGATCGTGAAAGGGATCAGGTGCAGCCTGCGTTTCATCGCCTCGTCGATGTTGCGAATGGCGGGCTTGTGGTTGCCCGCCACGAACAACTTGAACTGTGGGAAGAACTCGAAGAAGTCCTGGCGCATGAAGCGCGCCGAGATCTTGTCGCCACCGGTGAGGTTCTTGAGCTTGGACTCAGCCCAACGTTTGCCCTGTTCAGTTTCGATGGCCGCCACGAAACGCGCGCCGCGCAGTCCCGCCATATCGGTCGGGTGCCGGTCGGTGCGCGTTTCCATGAAGGTGTCCATCGGCGCATTGGTCGCGTAGTCGCCCAGGATGGTGGCCAGCGTGTTGACGAACACCGACTTGCCGTTCGCACCTGTGCCGTACAGGAAGAACAGCGCGTGCTCTTGCGTCGATCCGGTCAGCGCGTAGCCGACCATCCGTTGCAGATAGGACTGCAGTTCCTTGTCACCGCCCGTGACCTCGTCGATGAACTGCCTCCAGGTCGGGCAGTCGCCGCTGGGCGTGGCTGTGGTGATCTTGGTCATCCGATCGGCGCGCTCGTGCGGGCGCATCCGGCCTGTCTTGAGATCGACCACGCCGCCTGGCGTGTTGAGCAGCCACGGATCTGCATCCCATTCGTCGGTGGTGGCCGCGTGCCTGCGGTCAGCACGCGCCAGGCGTTCCACACCGCCGACCGTTCCTGCGCTGGCCAATTTGGCAGCAACCTTGGGGTTGTCGGCGCGTACAGCCGTCTGGCGACAAACGCTGCGGATCAAGTCCGTGGCCGCCAACGTGTCCTCGGTGCGCCAGCGTTGCCCGTCCCACACCAGCCACTTTCCCCAGCCAGCCACGTAGCGCCAGTCGCGGTGGTAGCGGCGCGTGAAGGACAGCGCCAGCGCGTCCTCCGTGCCCCAGACGGATTCGTCGCTGCTGACCACCGGATCAACGTCATCGGCGACGTCGTGCATCTGCAAACGTGGGCCGTGGGTGAGGAAGGTGGCGACATCGAATCCCTCGGCGATGGCGTCGGCCACGTCCCAGCCCTCAGCGGCTTCCTCGGGCGGGTACAGGATGTGGCAGGATTTGGCTCCCGCCGACAGGATGGCCTGTGCCGCCTGCGTGGCGTACTCCCAGCCCGGCTTGTCGCGGTCGGGCCAAATCAGAACTGCCTTGCCGGACAGCGGCGACCAGTCGGTCTTATCGACCGGAGCGTTCGCCCCGTGCATTGCCGTGGTGGCCACGATGCCCGCGTCGATCAGGGCCTGCGCGCACTTCTCGCCTTCGACCAGCACCACCTGCGCGGTACTGGTCATCCCTGGCTGGTTGTAGAGCGGACGCGGGTCGGGCGGTGCCATCTTGCGTCGCTTCGCATCCCAGGGCCGGAACTGCTTCTTCTGTCCGGGCGGGTCGTAGCGGTAGACAACGGCGATGAGATGGCCTTGGGCGTCGAGGTAGTCCCACTTGGCGGTGGCGGGGCCGAGTTCGTCGACCGGCACGTCTTTCTTGCTGGCCTTGCGTACTGGTGCGGAGCGCGAGCGTCCGAGCAGATCGGCAGCGGCGTCGAGCACACGCGGAAAGTCGTTCAGCACGTCAATACCGAGGTGCGCGGCGATCAGTGCATAGATGTCGCCGCCATCGCCAGTGGCTCGATCCGTCCACAGTCCGGCCTTCTCGCCATCGAGTACCACCTCGAGGCTGTCGCCGGGACTGCCCAGCACGTCGCCGATCAGGAACTTGCCACGGCGCTTCTTGCCCGCCGGGAACAAGGTGGTCAGAACGGACTCAAGACGCGCGAGCAGTTCAGCACGCAGTTCTTCGCGTTCGGCATCACTGAGGGTGCGGCGGATGGGGTTGGGCAGTGGCGCGATGTCGTTGAAGTCGAGGGTCATTCGGCCTCCTCACCATCAGCATCACCGGTGCGCCCTTGCGCGGCGGTGCTGCGGGCTGCCCACGCAGACAGTTCGGATGGTCGATAGCGCACCAGACCGCCCATCAGGTAGTGGGGAATCTTGTACTTGCTGCGCATCTGCGGATCAGCAAACCAGTAGTACGGCAGTCGCAGTGCGGCAGCGGCCTGCTTGGCGTCGATCATGGGTTCGACGCCACCGATGAATTGCGTGTCGTTGCTCATGTTGTCCTCCAGCAGCGGTCTTGCCACGCGCACATCCGGCATTCGAAGTGGGTCGGATCAACGAAGGCGCGTGGCAGCAGTTCGCCAGCCTCGGTCGCCGTGATGACCTTCACCGCCCGATCCGACATACGCTGGGCCAGCGCCGCGTCAAAGGGCACGAGTTCGGTGTAGATCTCCATCGTGTCGGCGTTGAGCGCCGTGAAGATCGCGGGGTGCTCGTGCAGTTCGAGATAGGCTTGGTAAATCGCCACTTGCGCGGCGTAGATGGGCTTGGAGACGGCCAAGCCCTTTTTCTCCAGATCGCTCCAGGACTTGTTGCCCAGGCACTTGCACTCCCAGAGCGCGGGATAGGTGAAGCCCTCAGGGCCTCCAACGACGACGCCGTCGACGTGTCCCTGCAGGCGACCATCGGCCACCGAGAAGCCGAACTGCTCGCCGTCGGCCTTTCGGGTGCGCAAGTCAAAACCTGCGTCCCGCAGCCACGCGACCATGCAGTCCTCCATGACATGGCCACGCTCGAAGATGCGCAGCATCCGGCCCGGGGTGTCCCGCCCGTGGTCGATGGGAGCCTTGGCGTATTCGAACTGCAGCGCGCGCTCGCAGGACACCCCGAGGCGCGAGGCCCCGAGGTACTGGCGCTCAGACTGGCGGGCGCGGGCCTGCTGCAACCCGACATCGACCAGCGCAGTGATCTGACCCGAAATGCTCGAAGTGGAGTTGAAGTCCATCATGGCTTCTTCCCCTTCGGTTCTTCCCAGGGCAGGTCGTCCTCCAGGTCCGCGAACGGATTGGCGGCATCGGGTGCCAGCGGATCGGGCGCAGGGGTCATCCCCCGCACAGGCGGGTATTTGGTGGCCTCGTGGTGCGCGACCATCGCGTCCGACCAGCAGGTGACGATGGCGTCGATTACCCGCAGGGCCTCGGCTTCGGAGTAATCGCCCAGCGGCTTGGTGAAGCCGATCTCGTCGGCTGCCTCGCCGAAGGCCTTGAGGCAATGACGCATTGCGGTCAGTTCGACATCAGACGGATCAATCATGGCGACCTCCGTCCTGTCGATGCGACCTTCCTTGGCCCGCTGCCAGTTGCCGTACAGCGCGTGAAATGCGTCCTGGCAGCGACGGGAACAGAACACCCAGTCGATGGGATAGCGCCGGGGATCGCCCACACCGTGGCGGTTGTCGGTGTGGCCGTAGCCCCGGGCCTGTCGTTTGCAGACCCAGCATTTCACGCCCCCTCCTCGAGTTCATCGAGCAGCAGGCCCAACTGCAGGGCAGCGCCAGCAAAGGCTGCCTCGCAGCGGCGCTTGAAGTCGGGATAGCTCTGCGAGCTGCGCGCAATCGCCGTGACCGCGTGAATCTGCGATTCCAAATGCGCGAGCCCCTGATCGGACAGCCACTGGTGGTGCTTCTGCGAGATGCCCTTGCGATTGCGGATCTCGCCCAGCAAGTCCTCTGGCAGCACCGGCCCGTAGACCCAGCGCAGCGTGATCTGGCCGACGACATGCGGAGGGTTCTGGTCGTGGCCCTGGTACTTCCAGCCGAACAACCGATAGATGGCGCGGTAGTAGTCCGGGTGGAAGCGGCGCTCCCACGATGCGCAGGACTGGCGCAGCAACTTGGAGATCAGCTCCTGCAGCGCATCCGGTGCGCGGTGGTGCTGGTAGCCAGTGGCCTCGTCGATCAGAGCGACCTCGCCGGTGGTGGCAAGAGCGCGCATGATCGTCAGGCAGTTACCGACGATGCCCTGGCGTGCGCGGTGCAGCGTGCCTGCAATGGCTGCGTCCACCACGGAGGTGGCCACGTCCGCGATGATGCCTGCAGGGAAGAACTGGGTCTGGCGTCCCGATGGCAGCAAAATCGGCCCGGATGATTTATCCAATAGAGACAATGAGTTAGGTGCAATTTCAGCCAGAAAACGGGCGAAACGGCCACCCTTGTGCGATTCGTGAAAACCGAGCAGCTTGGCCAGTTCCTTGCGGACGTAGCCGCGCTCGCCGGTGGTGAGCACGACCGCCTCGCAGTCGAGATCGCCGAAATGGACGACGCCGTAGTGGCTGGCAGTGAGCATGGATGCGTTCATGGCCACCTCCCTCACTGCGCCCACGACGGTTTGCCCGTCACGGGTGCGCGTTGCTGAGCCGGGGTCTGGTACGCGGGTGCTACCTGCGCTGGTGCACCGGAAGTGCCGCCGCCTGCAGCCTTGGTCGGCACGCCCATCAACTTTGCGTAGTCGGGGTGGTCGGGTTCGACCGCTACTTTGACCACGTTGCGGTCCTGGCCCTTGCCGTCCTTCTCGATGTCGACGCGGGCGAGGAACTCCAGGCCATCCAGTTCGTGGAAGCCTTGAATGCGGCGCGCAGAAGAAGCCTGTGGGCTGTTGTCCTGCGGGTGGACGTTGCGGGCGCTGTTGAGCGCCGCGCGAATGAAGCTGCGTCCCATCTGGCCCCAGGTTGGCCCCTTCTTGGAGTGCAGACCGATGTTCGACCACATCTTGCGTTTGGCGTGGTCGCCAGCGGTGACCACGAATTCGGCGGCGAGGTAGATCGAGCCGGTCTCGAAAGACTCGGTGGCGTAGCCACCGCCCCAGCCCTGCGACGGGTCGTCGTAACCACCGGGCTTGAGGGTCATGCGCACCGGGACAACGGTGCCCTTGGGGATCAGATCAAAGCCGGATTGCTGGGCGTCGGCGTCGTTGAAGTCATTCCATGCGGTCATTGCGATTACTCCTGAGATTCGATGTGTGCGGGGGTGGCGGCGCTGGCAGGCGCGGCGGAAGCGCCTGCGCACTTGGCGATCAGCGCGCCGAGATGCGGCGGCTCCAGCAGGTCGAGGCGACCGCTGCGGTCTTTGGCCGGAAAGCCGTAGGGATTGACGGTGTGGGTGACGAAGGCGCGGTAGGTGCTGCCGTCCTCGGCCTTGATCTCGGCCAGCGTCACGACCTCATCGACGATGCCGATGAGCGCGCCGACGGTTTGCTTGCCCTCGATCTGAGGCACAAACACATTGCGGTTGTAGTCATCGAGCTTTTCGTCGAGGATCGACACGAACACCACGTTCTTGCCGCGTGCGTGCTGCAAGTGGGTCAATGCGCTGATCATTTCCTGGCCGAGCAGGCCATAGGCCGCGCGCAGGTCAGGCTTGCCGGAGCGGTCGCTGACGGCACCCGGCTGCGTCTTGCACCACGCGAAGCACTGGCGGGACAGCTGGGTGATCGAATCGAGAAAGAAGGTCTGGTAGCGGTCGAGTTGCGCCGGGTCACCAAACTTCTCGATGACGTGGTCGTAGTGCGCCTGCGAGAAAGCGCTCTCAGGCGGCAGCGACTTGTCCGGGCCCGCGAGGAATACGAAGAAGTCGCGGCTCTCCGGCCACGAAGCCGGGCGGATGGTGTCGCCCGGCCAGTCGGCCACCGCCAAGTCACCGGCCTCGATGTCGAGGAACAGCGTGGTGGCCGGGTCGAGGTTTTTGAGCTGCGTGGTTTTGCCGATGCCGGACTTGCCCAGCATCAGCAGCTTCACGCCCTTGCGCTCGGCCATCCGCTCGACGGCGGACACAATGGGGAGCTTTTTCATGCGGCACCCCCATCGAGCGTCAGGGTGATGGTCGGCTTGCCTTCCTCGACCGTGCGCGCAGCGGCGAACTGCTCCTGCAGCGCGGTGGGCCAGTTGGTGTAGCGGGACTCGGACACCGACAACTTGATGTCGATGTAGTCCTCGACCTTGTCGCCCGAGGCGACGATGCGCTCGGCCATCTCCTTGAGGATGGTCTGGCTCCAGGTCACCTTCTTGGGAAGCTCGTACTTGACGTGCAGCGCACCGTCGCTGACGTGGGCGGTTCCGAAGTCGCGGCCGGAGTCACGCAGTGCATTTCGGGCCTGCTCGCCATAGCGCTGGAGCTTGGCGGCATCCAGCTTGACGCGCAGCTGCTTGAGGTAGGCAGTGGCCTCGTCGACATTGCGTTCGGCAGCGACGAAATCGGTGATCGGCAACGCCACCAACTGGGCGGTGCTCATGGCAGCGAGGTCGGCGGGAAAGATGGTCAGATCGCTCATGGCCGCGCTCCTCACTGGTATGCACGAGTGAAGGTCGAGTGCCGCGAAACGCGACGCTCGAAGGCTTCGACTTCGGAGATCAGGTAGGTGACGCGGGCACCGAGCTTGCAGAAGACCGGGCCGAGCTGTTCCTGCCGCCAGCGGCGCAGGGTCTTGACGGAAAGCCCCCAGCGGATGGCCAGCTCGTTTTCGTCAAGTGCGATGCGCTGTGGCGCACCGGTTTTGGCCGGGATCGGGCCAGATGTTGCGTTGGTGAAGTGGGTTTGCATTTCGATGTGCCTCCTGTATGAAATGGGCACATCGCAGTCTCCGCACGGGCTTATGGGCCGTGTCTGGTTCGATTTATGGGTGCGTTTATGTGTTGCGCCTCACCCGGTATTTCCCGCGCGAAACCAGCTCAATCACCTCCTCACGCGCAACCTTGTCGCCGAAGGCATCGTCGAAGGATTGGAAGCCGGTGTTGACGGTGACGGCACCATTCACCTCTTTCCACGACATCACGGGCGGGGCACTTCCTTCGGTCCCCCACATCAGCTTGATGATCTTGGCGCGCGCTTCGGTGAGATCAATGGACGACTCCATGTGCGGGAGCTTGAGTCGCTTGCCACTGAAGAACTGCGCCGGCTCCGGCTCACCCACGTGGGTTGCGTAGCCGCGCAGGACACGATCAAAGGCGTCGGTGTCGAACGCATCTGCTCCATCGGCCATGCGCACGAACTCATCGAGGCCGCGCAGCGTGTGGTCACGGGGTAGCGAGGCATTGGTTCGCGTTGGGCACAAAACAACGCCACCACGCGGCCACACGGCGTCGGCAAGCACTGCGGTGATCTTGTCCTGCGGCGCGCGTGACCATGCTCGGGAAACGAACACCGGTGCGAAATCGTGCGTGCCAGCGATACGCTGCTCACCGAGGTGCCACAGGTGATTCGGTGTCCGGCAGATGTTGCTGGAGCGTCGCCTATCCTCAATGCCGATCAACGCCGACAGATCCGCCAGCCACGAATCCATCTGGATGGAATAGAGGGCGATCCCAGCCAGCGGTTGGACGACGGTTCTGCCGTTCAGCGGACTACAGTAGCTGTAGCGACCGGCGTCCTCGTCGACATCGACTTCGACTTCCTGCTCGGAATCGAGAAACGGCACCATCACATGGGTGAGATGGCCTGCGGGCACGATCCAGCGCCTCTGAAGAAACTGCTGGTAGTCGCGCCCGAGCCTGTCAGCCAGCACTGATGCGTCGAGCCGAGGAAGGTTGTCCAGCGCGAGGAAGAAGCTCAGATGCGGCGACGTCATCGGCGTCCTCCTCAGAACTGGCTCAGTACGCCGATCTTGATGAGCTGTTCCTGCACGCGCTTGCGGTCGTCGTCCGTCCTGCTCTTGTCGTTCAGCCCGTTTGGCGCGGTGATTTGGACCGCCACGTTGTGCGCCTTGCGGTGCGGCGTTTTGGACATCCTCATGACCAACTTCACCTGCACGAGCGTGTACTGGCTCAGGTCTTCGGCGCAGTAGTCCTCATAAGCAACCTGATAGATGTTGCGGCCGTCACGCCGGTCGCGGGTGATTTGCATCTTGCTGGAGAGTTGCCGCACCACATCACGTCCGCCGTACTCTGATGTTTGCTCGAACGGCTTGGCCACCGTGATTTGCAGAATCGAGATGTCGTCGATACCTGCAACCCGATCACGTTTGAGGCGGTCGAGCATCTTGGAGGTCGCAAAGCCGAGCAGGTCGAACTGCCGCATGGGCATGTCCTCGATCTGGCCTTCGTGCGCCAGCGCGACATCACGGAAGACGGTGGCCAGCTCGCGGCGCGCCTCCCGTTCTTCGCAGAACACACTGAGCGAGCCAGTCTCCGGCTCCCACGAGAAGCGGGCCGACATCGCAGCGGGTTCCTCGTGGTCGACGACATGCCCGTTCGCCACTTGCTGGAACGTGGCCGTCTTGCCATTGAAGGTCGCCGTCAGCGTGTGCAACAGCGCCGACTGACCAGCTTCGCAATCATCGTCATCACCCTGTTCGCATGAAAGATCGCGGCGCGTGAATTGCTCGATCAGGATTTGATCCTTCGGCACCTTCGGGAACAGGTCGGCAATGCGGGTGCGCAACGCCTCTTGAACGTCGACCCCAGTCTTGGGCACGACGCCCTTGGGGCCCAGGTAGTGGCTGGAGTAGTGGTCGCTTTTCCACTGGCGATGCATGACTTGCAGATGCTCTGCCTGGTCGAAGCGTTCGTCGCGTCCAGCGCCTTGCACCGGAAAGTCCTGCAAGAGGTGTAGGTACAGCGCGCGGCTGTGGCGATCGCTGGGCGCAGCCAGCACAGCGGCATCGTCGGCACGCTCTTCGTTGAGCAGGGACAAGACGGCCTGTGCCCCGTAGTCATCGTCAAGGAGCATCACTCGCTCGGCGGCACACTCGATGCTGTACTGGGCGGTCAGCGGCAATTTGCCGACAGCATGAAAGAACGCCTGACGCGACTCGACTGGCAACTTGCCCTTCGCCGCTTCCGCCAATGCTTGCAACTCCGGCAATGCCGTCGCGCTGGCGCGCTCAAGCAGATCAACTAGGAGGCCGGTGCGCGCGACCTTACGCACGAGGCTGACGAAGTTCTCCGCGTTCGGCAGGATGATTGCGCCATCATCGGATCGATGCTCACGCGTACGTTTCGGCGAAGGCTGGCTCGCCGCCGCCTTGGTGTTTTTCTTTGTTGTTGAGGCTTGGTCTGCGGGCATGGGCAAGTTCCTTTGACAAAGTGCGCGATTGCGCGAATGGTTAATCAGGCAGCTCAAAAAATGCCGACGTGAAGTCGGCTCGACGGGCGAGTTGAGTGGTGGTCAGCGCATCGACGCCTCCTGACTCGTGAGGCCGTAGCGATTGAGGCGAACTTGGATAAACCGGCGATTGACACCGAAGCGCGCGGCCAAGGCTTTCTCGAAGCGTTCCATGTCGAAGACGCCTGTGTCGCTGCCCGCCGTGACGCGCAGGGCCGTACCGGGGTGGTCGGGATCGGTGGAGGGATGGCGATGGATGGTGATGTCGTGCTCGGATGCAAGCTCTTCGACGGCGGCGATGATGCGCTGGCGCGGCACGAGCAAGGAGCCCATGAACTCGTTGGCGCGCAGCTCGGCGAAGTGTTCTTCCGTCGTTGGTTTTGCGGATAGAGACTTGGACAGATGGTCGCTGTCCGGCGTCGTGGTGCGGTAGGCGCGCTGCATCGTCGGTTCGATGTCATCGAACAACCCGGGGCCCTTACTGCCCTGGACAACCCAGCCGGGGGCGTCGAACACGGCATGACCCAGTTCATGGGCCAAGGTGCTGAGGGCCAGCAGTTCGCTGAGACTTTCCCCCACGGGCGAGATGGACACCATCGCGGCGTCGGGCATCGCGGGGTCGAATTCACAGACGCCGAATACGTGGTTGCCTTGCTCGTCATGCACGGCGTAGTCGGTGCTGACCTCCAGCGCGAAGTCGATGCCGTTGATCTTCAGGCCGCAGATCTGCCGCAGCGCGTCGAAAGAGACGGCATCGATGCTGTCCGCGACCAGCTGCTGGCGCGCGTTCGCGGCGATGCGCTCGACCTCAATGTGCTTGATGTACAGGGGGCGCTTCCGGTCGCAGCACCGGTAGTCGAGAGTCAGTACCGCCATTCACTTTTTCTCCGTCACGTTCCGGCGGTACATCCGAACCAGGTTGCCAACATCATCGCGGATGTCGGGAGGCAGACGACTGGCCTCAACGAAGGCGTCGTCGGCGCTGATACCGAGGATCTCTGCCGCCTTGCGGATCAGCTCGTCCTTGGGCGGTTTCTCCATGTCGCGCTCGATGCGCGACCAGTAGGCGGGTGATATTTTCAGCTGACGCGCAAAGTCATTCATCTGAATGCCTTTCTCTTCGCGCTTCTTGCGGATGAATGCTCCAAAGGGCATGACTGTGACCTGATTGCGTGATTAGTTAACGATGGATGATAGAGGCCAAGAGGCACCCTGTCAACTGTTTCGTTAACGCGCAATAAATACATTGCGGGCGGGCTTGATTACCCTACGTTGCCATCCGCTTCGGAAGATCAGGCTCAATATCCCTGACGGTTGCAATTCCTCGGAGCCGTCATGAAGAACCTCGAACTCGCATCTCCCTCGGAGATGAGCGCCAGCGCCCGAGCTGGCGAAATCGCCGCCATCCTTGCGGCCGCCATCGTCCGCACCCTCGTCGCGGATGAGCCAAAACAGAGAGCAGTTGGCCTTGGCTTCCTGCCCGACCAGCGCGTTCATACAACCCCCTATCAAGAGGAGAAGTTGTGATGAACGAGAAACAAGCATCCGTCGCCGCGCGGATCGCGGAGCTGGCCTGCCTGCCGATGTCCGAGCTCTGGACGGTCTGGGATCGGTATTTCCCGCGCCGCCCGGACTACCCCAACCGCACCCACGTCGAGTCCCGGATCGCCTACAAGCTACAGGAGGAGGCCTTCGGTGGCCTCGCGCCCGAGACCAAGCAGCGTCTGGAGGCCATCGGCGCGAAACACTCCAAGATCAAGTTGCGGGCCAAGCCGCGCGAGTTCGATTTCGCGCCGGGCACGATCCTGCAGCGCGAATGGGGCGAACGCGAGCACCGGGTGACAGTCACCGCCGAGGGGCTGTTCGAGTACCAGGGGCGCAATTTCAAGAGCTTGACGGCGGTGGCTCGCCACATCACCGGCGCGCACTGGTCTGGGCCGCTGTTCTTTGGCCTGAGCACGGGAGGAGCCCGATGAGCGAGATCGCCAGCACCAAGTCTCGCAAGCGCTGCGCCGTCTACTGTCGGGTGTCCTCGGATGAACGGCTTGACCAGGAGTTCAACTCCATAGACGCCCAGAAGGAGGCGGGCCACGCCTACGTCGCCAGCCAGCGATCCGAGGGTTGGATCTCTGTGGCCGACGACTACGACGACCCTGGCTTCTCAGGCGGCAACACGGATCGGCCCGGGCTGAAACGCCTGATGGCGGACATTGAGCGCGGCCAGATCGACATCGTGGTGGTCTACAAGATCGACCGCCTGACGCGCAGCTTGGCCGACTTCTCCAAGATGGTCGAAGTGTTCGAACGCCACGATGTGTCCTTTGTGTCGGTCACCCAGCAGTTCAACACCACCACCTCGATGGGGCGGCTGATGCTCAACGTCCTGCTGTCCTTTGCCCAGTTTGAGCGCGAGGTCACCGGCGAGCGCATCCGCGACAAGATCGCCGCCGCCAAGCGCAAGGGGATGTGGATGGGCGGTGTCCCGCCCCTGGGCTACGACGTCGACAACCGCCTCCTGGTCATCAACGAAACCGAGGCGGCTGTGGTGCGCCGTATCTTCGAGGAGATGCTGACCATCGGCTCTCCGACCCAGATCGCCGTCAATCTCACCGCCGACGGCATCACGACCAAGGCCTGGACGACGCAGGAGGGCCAGACCCGCAACGGCACGCGCATCGACAAAAAGTACCTGCACAAGCTGCTGCGCAACCGCATCTACCTGGGCGAGTTGTCGCACAAGGGGAACTGGTACCCCGGCGCTCACCTGCCAATCATCGACCGGGAACTATGGGACAAGGTTCACGCGGTGCTGGCGAGGGATGGGCACGCCCGGTCGGTGGAGACCAAGATCCGGTCGCGTACTGACGCCTTGCTGCGCGGCCTGCTGTACGCCCCCTCGGGCGAACGGATGTACCCGACCTACTCGCGCAAGAACGGGCGCAAGTACCACTACTACGTGTCCAAGTCGGAAAGCCGGTTCGGGGCGCCGGGCAAGAGCTACGAACGCCTGCCTGCACCGGAGATCGAGGCGGCAGTGGTGGCCCAAATCCGCACCGTGCTGACCAGCCCCGAATCCATCGCATCGGTGGTGCGCCACATCCAGCGCGACGGAGGACAGGTCGATGAAGCCACCACGGTGATGGCGATGGGACGGCTCAACGACGTGTGGGATCAGTTGTTCCCGGTCGAGCGCCATCGCATCGCCAACCTGATGATCGAGCGCATCGACCTCGTCCACGTCGGCGAGGTGC